AAGAATACCAGCGGTATCTGGACCGAAATGATCAATTACATTGATACTTTCAGGACTAACGCCGTTTGCTAGAAGCTGGTCTGCTGTTATCTCCTGTGAGATTTGGGAAGAGTTGGCCGAGTATCCCTGGTTGCTGTTGATCCCAGGCGTATAAGTCGGAGCTACCTGGTTGGCGAACTGGGTTGTTTGCTGGGAAGCGTAACTGGCCGGGTCTATTACTTGTGTCTGAGGCGACTGTTGACCCTGGAACGGGAATTGGACTGGTGAACTCAGGGCGCCCACTACCCTGTTGAACGCCTCTTTGTAAGGATTCTCCTGTTGTTGGGGCGCCTGGGTAACCTGGGGGTAAGACGCTGTAGGGGCTGAATTCTGGTAGGGTACGGCCGTCTGGGCTGGCGCTTGTGGCATTGGTGCCGCCATCGGCTGGGAGGTCCCCACCCATTGGGGAGATGTTCCCACTACCGGTGCCTGGGCTGCCGATTGGGCTGCTGGAGCCGCGTAGCTGGTCGGCTGGGTCTGGGATACTTGGGGTGCCGATTGGGTCGGCGCTACGGTAGCGTCCTGCATAAGTTACTTCCTTCTGAAGAGATTCTAAAGTTCGATATAAAAATGGGGTGAGGTCAAGCCTCGGATCCGCAGCCATCGGTAAATTCGGTTGCTGTGGATGTGGCGTTCTCATTTCTTGATTAACTAAGTCAATCAATTGTGAGTACGACCTCTGTAACTCACCTACCATTCTAAACGGATAACCAGATAGCATTCCTGCAATCTCGTCGTCAGTTTTTGATGGAAATAAGTACTTCAGTGCTTCTATACTATCAACACCCAATTCTTGAAGGTTACGTGTAAAGATTGATTGGTTGAGTTTATCTTGAGCAGTGTCTTCATAAACAGGTCCCATCCAGCGCCAACTAACCGTTCTATCCCCGTCAGGAGCTAGTCCTACAACACCATCGGGAATCTCTTTAGTCTCAACTGCTAAATCAATTGCCTTCTGTAATTTCTTCTCATATCTATCTTTCTGTTTAATATACTTATCGTATAAAACGTCATCATCAGGATCCTCTGGAGGAATTGGATATTTAATGCCTGACTGATAAGCAAGAGATTTACGGAAGATTTGCTCTTCCTGGAAAATCATTAACTCAAAGCACTTACAAACTCCATAGGTATATAACTGGAGACACTTCTTCTTAGCAGTGGCGCTAACACGTCCATAAGCTGACTTAATTTCTGTTGCAGTTACATTAGTAATACTTAAATCATCAATACCACCTAAAGCGAGTCTTATCTCACTTCTTAATTGTTCTGCATAACGAGCTTGATCAGTTCCTACTGGATTAGGTGTAATAAAACCAACACGATCTGTTGGCTCCAAGTTGGCAATAACTCGGGGGACACGATAACCACTTCCAGGTTTACCTATATAACCTGGTTGTTGCCTAGTTGAAGGATCCTGCTTAAAGGTAGAACTAGAAAGACTGAAGTCTGATTGGAAACCAGATTGACTAGAAATACTGGGTCGTTGAGCTGCATCGTCTGAATTCTGCTCAATAATATCCTGCTTTGGACGGGAAGAGAGAAGAGTTGGATTACCAAAGAACGATAAGTTTGCACGTATGTTCTTTACCATCTCATCATGAGCAATTATCTGACTAGATAACCATTCAAATTCACCGGCTCCATCAGTCCCAAAAGCATCTGGATTATTAAATACTTCCACACATGGAATAAATTCCATACTGTTTTCATGGACCTTCTTATCAAAAGTTGAATAATCTAATTCTTCATTATCAAAAGTGATCTCTTGTTCGCTATGAAATTCTTCAATTTCCTCTGGAGTAATACGTAAACGCATATAACGTTTATCCGTATTTAAACCTGCACCCTTAAATCCCTTAGAAGTTTTAACTTTATAGGGATATATGATAATAACTTCTTCTAAATCCCCCTCTGGTGAATAATAAGTTCTATAGGAATCCTTATCAAACCAATAAAGCCGATAAGTCTTTTGTGTAGGTCTTATATAGAAAAGCCCTTTACCATAAGCTAAAAATCTATCCCATATTGAATCAAGTCTCGCATCTAATTTATTGAACTTTATAACCTGCTGTACAAAATCAAATCTTTGTGTTCCAAAGTTATCTTGATTGGGATAAAACTCAACACCCTGCCGTATCCCAAACATTTTCATTTGAGATAAATGTGCATTAACCAGCATCGTGTCAGCTGATCCACTACCATCTCGATTAACTACCGACTTAATAATGGTGTCGAGACCAGATTTAATAGCAGTATCACTCATGATTTTTTAACGAATTGTCTATTGGTCAATGCTATACCCAGCATGCAACCTTTTTAAAGTAATCACATCATCATCAACTTCGACATCAAATCGTTCACTCGGCTGAAGCGCCATATCGTGACAAAGTTCGTCGGGAAGAGGGATAACAACAGAACCATATGCATCCTGTTCGATTTCTAAGGTGTAATAGCTGTTTGACATTGGAAGGTGGTCTTTCCAGTTTAAATCGTCAATACTCTAACTCTAGTTTTCCTTTGGACATCAATCCATTACATAGCCATACCAATGCATCCACACAGTCATCATGAGAACTAACACCGAAATTGACTATTTCATCTGTTAAGTGAGTAAATTTTCGATACTTATTAAAGATAATTCTGCGCTGTTCAAATAGACCCATAATGCCCCTAAAGCGAGCAACTTTGTCCCCGCGAAATCCTTTGACTGCATGCCAAATCATATTATAAAGACCATGGTCTCCCAAACAAATACGTTTAAAGTCAGCCTCTAAAGAAGCCTGATAGGCTACGGCTTCTGACCAAATATGAACTGAACTGCCCGTAGCAAAATAATTCTTTCCTTCTCCATGGATAATTCCCCATTCTTCCATCATCTCCATAAGACTTTCTAACTTCTCTAAGTTCCCCATAATTCGAAGTCGCTTGCAATCAATAATGTGAATCTTGTTACCAATCCGACCCCCCATAACAAAAACAGTAAAGTCATTTTGTTCTCGTACACCAGCTGACAAATCAACGCCTACCCCCATAGCGTCAAACTGGGTAGCAATACCTCCTCTAACAATTAAATCAGGTGAAAGAGACAGTTCACTAGTTTGAACAATTTGATTCTGATACTGAAAGCTAAAAGCAACGGGAGCTTGCCTCCTTCGGTCTCGAAGATAATCCAAGGACCACATAGCTGGCCAATAAGATACCTCCTCTCCCTGTTCATCCACTGTAATAGCAGACTGAATAATCTGCACCCAATCATTCGCAGGAGTGAAAGTGCTGTTATGAATGTCATCGTGGCGAAAGCGAGTTCCGAGACAAACCGCTCTACCGCCTTCAAACATCGTTGGAACAATGACAGCATTCCAGTTATCCTCCATTGCTTGACGAATGTCCCTATTCTTTATATCATCTGCACTTTTAATTGCGTCATCAATAATACATAGATGCGAACGTTTAGACGTAACAGCACCCTTTAGACCCGCACAACAAACACTAAATTCTTCTTCACCAGTCGATCTAATCCCGGCAAATTTCCAATCAATACTCCAGTATTCATTTGAATTAATTCCTTTAGCAATTTTTACTGTTGGGAAAATCTCTTTGTAAATCTTATTCTCTTCAATAATTCTTTTAATTGCAGCACTTTTTGGCCTAGCAACATCAACTGTATAAGAGATATATAGAATCTTTAATGGCATTCGCCTTAAAGCATGTACACCAATTGACCATGCCGTAAATAAACCAAGAACAGTAGATTTTGCAGATCCCCTTGGAGCAAGAATATCTATATTTGGACCAGCAATACCAATTAAGCAGCCACTACTTTCCCCTGTACATAAATATTGATGCCATTGTTTGTGGTGCTCAGCCGGAGGTTTATTACCAACTACATCACAGAAATATGCAAAGTCTTCACGAGCTCTATCAACATCAACAGTGGAAGTTTTTCTAACTACCTGTTGTTTAGCAGCAGCTCGTGCAGTACGTCGATAGACGCTATAAATACTTGTACCTGCCATTGGCGTAGCATAGCGTAATAAGTTCTAAGATTCTTCTTGTAAAATCTTTGTCCAGACACCCATTGAAGCTTCTGATAAAGGCCCCTCAACGGGATCATCTCTAAATATGGATAGCATCTCACGTAATGCTCTATCAGCACCAGCAAGAATTAAACCTTGTTTATCAAGTAATACCTTCTCATCCGTGATTTGTTTAATTGTGCCTCTCAACTCTTTTTGCAGCATGGCAATCCTGGCAGTACCCATGTCTTGCTTCACCATACCCATTTGAATTCCATCTCTTAAATTAGCGATATCCTGTTGCATTGAGTCAATTTCAGTCTCTAATACTGCATTGAAATTACGCTTTTTGAACTTCCGTTCAGCCCACTTATCACATTGAACAATAGTACCTGCAAAACCAAGAAACCTGGAATACAAATACATTTGAATTGGGCTACGGGTTCGTTTACAAAAAGCTAAAAAGGCTTCCCGCTCTTTAACGGTTAAACCTTTAAGCCACTCGGTCATACTCTAGAACCAGATCGTGCCTGACTATAATCCCTATTCTCTTTATATCGACGGAATGATTCTCTTTGCAAGTCTGTACGACGAGTTTCTGACCCACGAGTTCTTTCTAGTGACCTGGCCTGTTCTCCTTCAGTTTGTCTAGTTTTCCTTGTCTCAGAACCACCTTCCCTTACTAATCCTCTTTCACCTGAGTATTTCTCAGCCTGAGTCTGTCTTTGTTCTCTACCACCAGCACCTACTAGTCCTCGCTCACCTGCATAACGTTCAGCTTGAGTCTGTCGGGCTTCCCTACCACCAGCACCTACTAGTCCTCTTTCTCCAGCATATTTCTCAGCTTGAGTCTGTCTTCCTTCTGCAGCAGTAGTCTTAGCTAGTCCTCTCTCACCAGCATACCTTT